GAAAACAACGTATATAGAATGGGAAATAAAAATATGACAAACATACACAAGAAATTACATAGTGCTTGTAATCATGCAAGTAGTGTAAAGAAAGCAAGTAAGGTTAAAGGTATGCCTTTTAATCCTTTACTTCATGATGATGTGCAAAGAGTTGCAATGGATGCTTTATTAAAAAATGGTTTATATCCAACTTGTAATTACATAACAGATGTGACGGATAAATTTGTAATAGTCACTTGCACCATGAGAATAACTGACATTGATGATCCAGCAAGTTTTGTAGTCATTGATGGATGTACTGCAATGGGTGGTCTTGATAAATACGGAACGGGTCAAGCCATGTCGTACAGTAAAAAGTATGCGTTCTTAAACGCACTCAATCTAAAGACAGGAATGGATTTAGAAGATGGTTATAACGCCAAACCATTTGAACAAAATTCTTCAGAGCCATCTGTAGAACCTACATACATGGATGATGAAGTGGATGTAGAAGAGATCATTAACCAGATCACACAAACTAAAACTGAAAAGCAATTTGCTGCAGTTAAAAGTCAAGTGAGATCAGTTGTTAATCATCTAAAGAAAAATAACTTCAAGGCTTATGAACAGATCAGAGATGAATCTGTTAAGCATGAAGCAACACTAAACAATAATCAATCATAAGATTGATATAACTAAGGAGTAAACATGGATAATCAATCCGATAAAATATACATCAACCTAGCCAAAAATAAAGATTGGAAGTCACCGACAGATAAACTTCCAGTTTATGTTGGTCCAAAAAATATGAAACATCCAGATAAGAACTGGACCATTGGAGTTAACATTGATGGTAAGTGGTATAATCAAGCAGCTTTTATATCTAAAGATCAAGATGGAAATCCCAAAGAGGGAGAGCTGACAATTATTTTAACACCAAGTGGAGCAGGAGCAAATAAAAATGCCTTTGCAAAACCAAGTGAAGGTGTTAGTAACGAATATACCTTTTAATTTAGCTCAAAAGGTATAGAGCAGGGTGGGGTTTTTTCCCTTTCTAATCGTTTTCCCCACCTTGCTTTAAAAAAGGATTTAACATGACAGACAACATAAAAGAACCAGCACACTACATAGCAAACAAGATTGAACCAATAGATTTTATAATTAAAAATGAATTTGATTTTTGTGAAGGTAATGTAATTAAGTATATTTCTAGGTATAAAAGAAAAAATGGTATTGAAGATTTAAAAAAAGCTAGACAGTATATAGATTTTTTGATTAAAAAAGAAGTTGAAAAAAGTAAATAAGTATGACAAAATTTATAAGATTAAAGCATGGTGAAGCTAGTTTTACACTAGAAGAACGCTTTGATGACGTGAAGAAAGCTGCAAACCCTAGCACCGAGGGTGAATTTGTAGAAATTAAAATCAGTAATTTAAAAATTGATTTTACAAAAGTGATAAAGGAGCAAGATGGAAAACATCAAAATGCGTCTGCAGAAGCTAAAGGATCTTCAAGAGAAGAAACACAAGAAGTATCTGGAAGCGAAGCACAAAGCAAATAAGTATCAAAAAGATTCTTATAGATTGTTTTGGAAAATAGAAAAGACGCAAGAACAGTTAATGACAGCAGAATAAGTTATTAACTTAGGGTTGAAAAAAAACGAATATAAACTGTAGGGGATCTATGACCATAAATACAAGCATACACTATAATAAACATATAAAACACCTAGACCAAAACACATTTGTATACAAAGTTAAGAAAGCATTTTACCTTTTAACGAACCAAGAAGAAAGATTATATGAGGTAGGGTTCTCAGAAGGATTTTTATATGCTGCAAAACTTTTAAAACAACAACCTATTGATGATAGTAATAAGAAAATAATTGGAGTTGTTTACAAGAACGCAAACTTAGAAACTGTTAATACAATAGTAGATAAAGTTTGTGCAAAATATCTTGTAAGTAAACGTGATGTGTTTGGTAAAGGTAGAACTAGAGATATAGTTAGAACTAGAAGCATACTTTATAATCTTTTACATGAAGAATATAATATAAGTATATCATCTATTGGTAGAGTGTTTGGTCAAGATCACACTACAGTTTTACATTCACTAAACAATAAACAAAACAAGTCTAGATATTGGGGTAGTGAATATTCTATATGGGAAGAGTATGAAAATTTAAAAACAGAGTTGTTGCCAATAACTACTTCTTAAATCCAGACTTCATATTCTTATAAGCCTTCGCAGATATAGTAGACTTCTTTTTAGAGTTTGAAGTACCAGCTCGTTTTTTTTTATTGATGTTATAGTAAAGACCCTTCTTAGCCATCTTACCAGATTTAGTTTTGTGATAACCTTTTTTCATTACTTTCTCTTTTTAGATTTAGACTTCATTATTTTTTTCTTCAAAGCTGAAGGCAGAGTTTTCTGCTTAGCTGTTAGTTTGCTTTTACCTTTTGACTTACCATACATAATTATTCTCCTGTTGTTGTTTCAATTTTATCTCACAATAGTTATCAAAGCAAGAACCTTCTTTGCCATCATGACAAAAATATTGTCTTTTAGCTGTAATAATCCATCCTCCATCATCACTTAATAGTTGTTTATTACACTCTTTACAGTAACCACAAATAAAAGATTTGACTTTAGACTTTACCCAACCTTTTTTCTTCACTTCTTTTTCTTTTTTCTCTTACTAAAGTTAGTAAAATCCATATTAAAAATATCTTCTACCTTTTTAAATTGATCATCTATCCAACTAAAAAATTTATAAAACATTCTATCTAACATTTCCATCTCCTTCTTGCCTGTCTTATTCTTGAATTAGGATCGTTCCTAGTTTTAGCTGATGATCTTTTTAACTGACCCAATGATCTAGCACAATAACTTTTTCTACGTTTAGCAGCAACAGATCCCGGCTTTACTTTACCAGTAACTGCTGTCTTTAATTTTGATCCGGGATTGGCTCTTCTATATCTTGCAACACCTTTAGCGGTCATACCAGCTCCAGACTTTGTGGGTCTGTAGTTTGCGTTCTTACCTTTAGTTGTTTTTCTTATAGCCATTATCTATCGCTTAATCTATCCATGTGATTGTATATTCTACCAATAACTTTATCTAAATCAAGTAACTCTTGCTTCAACATCATAACTATTGCTTGTAATTCTACAACTGTAATGACTACCCAACTTGATATTCCAAGTAATATTGTACCCAATAAAGGGATCATCCATTTATTGTTTTTCATCTATCTTCTCAATCATACTTTTGTAGGGGTTATGTCTTGGTGCATTGTTGGTAGCTTTGATACCAGCACAATAAGAAAGTAATTCTTTAAAATTAGGGAGGTCTTGCTTTGTGTTGATTGACTTACACACCTTGTAAAGCTCAATCTGTTGTTTTAGAACTTCGTTTTTAGTTGTTATTCTATTTTGTTCATCACAATGTTTTTTAGATATACCTAGATACTTTCTAAAATTTAATCTTAGTTCATGGCTATTGTCATCATAATCATTACTGATGTTATTAGTTCTGTGATCGTTTTCTCTTTTAGAAATACTTAAATCAACGTCTCCATATCTACAAGAATTAGTGCCATTGTTTAAATACTCATTTCTAGCATGAGCTGGTTTGACAAAGATTGCCAATAACAAAAATAAAATAACTAATACTCCTGTAAAATAATAATTCATTGTCATCATTCTCCATAATTACCTCGAGAGGTCTCTCACTTCCCATTGAAGATCACTAACTTGACCACCCATAATTTCCATAATCTCTTTTGACATTTGAATAACACCATAGATGTTAGAAATATCTTGATTAACTTTTTTAACAACTTCATTTTGTTTGTCTATTTGTTCTTGCAAAATGTGAATAGCTTGTTTGTTAGAATTAATTGTATTGGTTAGATTAAGAACATACTTAATCCCTGTAAAACTACCAACAACAATAGATGCTACTACTGGTATTACAACAATATTTGATTTTAACTTGTCAGCTATATTCATTAAAAAAATCCTCCAACAAGAGATTTATCATTTTTTTAAAATATTGCTAGATTTAATTATCTGCCTTGACCCAAGTAACGATTGGTATTTTTTTGGCGTTTCTCATGTTTACTCATAGACTTTTTATGTATTCCCGGTCCACGCTTCTTAGGTTTATCTCTAGGTATAAAGTGTGTAAACTTTTGTTTAGCCATTATTTTTTCTTTTTATATTTAGGTTTTTTCTTTTTCTTCTTACCTGTTTGCTGCGATAACATAGTTACTTTCTTGCTATACTGTTGCGAGTATGAGTTAGATATATTTTTCATTTATATTTTTTCTTCCATATTTCTTCTTGAGTTAATCCTACTTCATCTTTTTTTTGTTTTAATTTAGGATCAATATCAGATACATTTATAGTCTCCACTAAAGCATATCTATATACTCTTTCAGAACCATCATTCCATTGTAAGTGTAAAAGATGTTTAGGTTCATTATAATTTTTTATCAAAGCAATATCGAAAGCAGCTAATGTCATTTCTTATTCTTATATATTTTTGTTATAAAATTATTGCAATAATTAAAATAACAACAACAACTGCTATTGCTTTTTTATGCTCTTCCACAAAATGTGGTATATGATCTTTTAAGTTCATTTCTTTCCTCCTTTAAATATTTGTGTTCCTTTTATACCATAAATACTTGCCACGACAAGAATCCATAAATTTGTAAACCATTTGGGAAGATCTTGAAATTGTTCAAAGAACTCTTTTATCTTTGAAGCTGCAGCAGGATCATCACTAAAGACCCCATACGCAATCACTAAAATTGGCAGCGTTAATACGACCAATACGAACTCGTCTTTCCAATCTGATTGTCTAGCTTCTAAAAGTTTACCAGAATATTCTAGCTCACCACTAGCCATTTTCTCTGCGTGTTTAGCTTGTGCGTTAGCCATCATCATTTTAGTTTCTTGTTTCTTTTTATAAATATGACTACCAGCATTCATTGCTAGTTTAATTGCACTTAACCACATCTTATATCTCCTAGTATTGGTTGGTACTTTGTCTTACCATTTTCTTTGAAAGCTCTCAAGAATTGTTTTCTAGGTTTTTCTGCAACACTACAATGAACCCATCCGCTTGAAGGCTCACCAATAGTATAAAACTCGAGGATCATTTGATCCCAACTCTCTACATTATCTTTAATCCAATAAGCAAGTTCTGCGTTATCTGTTCCGGGTACTTCAAAGTCTACTGCTTCAGCTTTACAATGTTGACTATTAATTGAGCTACCTATCTTAACGCATAATTCTGCACTACGAAAACCAGAAGTTACAACTACTGGACCAAACTTATCTCTAACTGGTTGGAGTACAGTCTCGCAAAGGTTTTGTAGTTTTTCAATCTGATCTGAGTTAGGCTCGTTAGCTATACCCAATCTTACAGCTGTGTCTGATTTAGTTAGTTCTTGTAATGTAAAGTTCTCTGATAATTTCATTCGTATATAATCCTTACTTTAAGTTTCTTTTGTTCTTTAGTTTTTGCTCTATATATAAGTGAACCAATTCTTTTTCTTTCATATCCATCTTTAGCCATATAATCTGACTTTCTATAATTTTTAGACTTAACATCATAAGCACTATACTCTCCTGTTGTCATATTTAAAGTAACAATATCTACTGGACCTAAGCCACCTACTGGCGTAAACACTATTAAATTAGGATCTTTAGCAAGTCTAAGTTGAGCTTTTAATTCTGAGGTTAGACCAGTAACTGCTTTCTTTCTTCTAGCCATA